CCTAGCCCGAGGCCAAGTAATGCAGCCGATGGCTGCCATGCCAATGCAGGCGCAACCGGGCTACTGAGGACCCCCAATGACCGACGAAGACCTGAACCCAGCCGAAGCGGCAGGGGCTGAACCCGTTGTGCTTGAAGAACCCGTAACGCCAGTCGAAGGCGAAGAGGGCGACGAGGAAAAGAAACAGCGCGAAACGTCGAAAGAGCGACGTGAGCGCGACAAGGCTTACAAGGAACGGCTGCGCACCGAAAAGGATGCCGCCATTCGTGAGGCAGAGGCCGCAGAAGCCCGACGCCAGAAGATTTTGAACGCGGGGACTGCGATCAGCGCCCCGAAAGAATCCGACTTTTCGGATTATACGGAATTCGTTGCCGCTAAAGCCGTCTGGGCACACGCACAGCAGGCCGCGCAACGTGATGCAGGTTTCATCGGCGAGGAAGTGGCAGCCGCCAAGTCAAAGGCAGCCGAAATCGAAGCCCGTGAACGGCAGGCTCAGGCGGAATCCTGGGAGGCCTCGAAACAAGACGCAAAATCGCGCTATCAGGACTTCGAAGCGGTGGTCTTTCAGCCGGGTTTGTTCCCCCCAGGAACGCACCTGCCAGACCTTGTGATGGCTTCGGACCAGTCAGCCGATCTTGCCTATGCCTTGGCCTCGGATCGTCGGATGCACGACGCAATCCTGCAAATGTCGCCGCTTGAAGCGGCGCGTGCAATCGGTCGGCTGGAAGCGTCATTGACGCGACCGCAGGCCAGAACCTCAACAAATGCGCCTGACCCGATTGCCCCTGTCCGGGGGAATGGCGGCGCTAACCGCAACCCTGTTGCCATGACAGCGGCTGAATACCGCGCTTGGCGAGAGGCTGGCGGCACGCTCTAGGAGCTTGACCAATGGCTAACACTTTTCTGACGCCTTCCGTCTTTGCACAGGAAGGCCTGATGATCCTTGAAAACGAGCTTGTGCTTGGAAACAAGGTGCGCGCGGACTACTCCGATCAATTCGCCATGGTTGGCGATACGATCAACATCCGCCGCCAGACTGCCTTTTCGGGGCAGACTGATAACCTCGATCTGTCGGCCTTCACGGAAGACGTGACCGAAGGCAAAACGACCATCACGATGAACAAGACCCTTTCGACCAAGGTCAACATCGGCGTGCTGGATCGGACCCTGTCCTTCGACCGCGTGTCCAAGGAAGTCATCGCGCCGGTCATGGTGCGCTTCAAGGACTACATCGAGCAGCAGATTGCCGCGCAATACACCGGCATTTACCACTTCGACGGCACCCCCGGCACCGTTCCGGCCAACTACCTTGCGCTGGCCACCCCTAACGCGATCATGACGGACGTGGGCATCCCGAACAGCGACCGCTTCGCCGTTCACAGCCCGACCGCTTCGGCATCGCTTGCTGACAGCTTGAAGGGTGTCTTCGTTCAAGACAAGGCCAAGACCGCCTTTGAAAAGTCGGTTGTCGGCCCGTATGGCGGTCTGGAAAACTACCAGTCTGTCCACGCCCCGACGCACACTGTCGGGCCTCTGGGCGGCACCCCGCTGGTCAACGGCGGCGCGCAAGCGGTAACCTATGCCGCTGCCAAGGACACGTGGTCGCAGTCGTTCGTCACCGATGGCTGGACGGCTTCTGCCGCCAACCGCCTGAAGGCCGGTGATGTGTTTACGGTTCCGAACGTGTTCAGCGTCAACCCGGTGTCGAAGGTTTCGACCGGACGCCTGCAGACGTTCGTCGTTCTGTCCGACGCATCCTCGGATGGTTCGGGCAACCTGACCGCGACGATTTCGCCCCCGATCATCACCTCGGGCGCTTATCAGACCGTCACGGCAGCTCCGGCGGACAACGCCGCGCTCACGATCAAGACCGGCACGGCCTCGACTGCCTACCGCCAGTCGCTGATCATGCACCCTGACGCGATTGCGCTGGTCACCCGGCCCCTTCGCATTGAACAGGGTGCGGGCATCAAGACTTCGACCAAGTCGGGCAACCGGGTTTCGATCAGTTGCACGGAATGGGTCGATGGCAACACGCTGGCCCACTACATGCGCTTTGACATGCTCTTCGGTGTCAAGCTGCTGGACCCGCGTCTGGCCCTGCGCCTGACCAACTAATCGGATCGGGGCGGGGAAACTCGCCCCTCTTTATCGATCATGGAGAAACGAATGGCCCACACACCAAATGGCCCCGCGGTGTTTTACAGCGCGGCTGGGGAAATCTACGTTGAAGATGGCGTCCAGCCGGAGGGGTATTACGATCACCCTGACTTGGTCCCGGTCGAAGAACCGGAAGCGGATGGCGAAGAAAAGCCAAAGCGCGGTCGCAAGCCAAAAGCAGAAGTCACGGAAGCGGGCGAGTAATCGCCCCTTCCACCTTCGGAGGGTATCTCATGGCCACGATGCAAGACATTGTCGAGCGCGCCTATCGCAAGATTGGCGTTGTCGCGGCAGACGAACCCATGACCGCCGATCAGGGGTCAAGCGGTATCGACGCCCTCAACATGATGATTCAGCAATGGAAATTGCGGGGTATCGCTATCACCTATTCCAACTTGACGCTTGCGGACACGTTCCCGCTAGACGCCAAGTTCGAAGAGGGGACGGTTTATCTTCTTGCGCAGCGTATGGCCCCCGACAACGCCAAGGCCGCGCAATTCGACGCTGATGATTGGTTCCGTGCAATCCAAGCGTCCTATCTGGTGATTGATCCGGTGGTCATGCCAACGGCGCTTACCAGAACATCTTCGCAGCTTCGGGGCATAACCGTTGCCTCTGGCTGAGTTCGTCGGGCAATCGGCCCGAGACAGCGACAACATCCGAGACAACCCTTCCCGGCTTGTGAATTTCTATCGCGAGCCGGTGGAACCGGGCGACAAGCACGTTCTGAAATCGGTGCTTGGGTCCACGGCGTTTGCATCGGTTGGCGGCGTCTTTGTGCGCGCCATGGCGGCGTATGAGGGCAACATCTACGCACTGGCGAATTCGAAGCTGCAAAAGATCGCGCCAGATGGATCTGTAACAAACCTTGGCGCGACCCTTGATGACGCCGATGCGACCATCGCGGGCAACAACGGCAACGTCACGGCGGTGATTGGCGCGGCCTATTACGTCTGGGATGGTGCAACCCTGACAACCCCGGCGGCGGGGGCCTTCAGCAGCTTTGGCGCGGTGGACTACATCGGCAACTACACAGTGCTGACCGAAAAGGACGGGCGCAAGTTTCAATGGTCCGATGTGGCCGACCCTACCAGCCTTCCGGGCCTGAATTTCACCACGGCAGACGGACGGGATGACAACTGCATTCGACCCTTGGCTTTAAATGGCCAGCTTTACATCCTGAAACAGAGTTCTATCGAGGTCTGGTATCTGACCGGAGCGGCGGGGGCATCGGCCTTTGAGCGGCAGGTCGGCGGCGTCATGGACGTGGGACTAAAGAGCATCAACCTTGTGACCCGCTTTGACGGCGGTGCCTTGATGGTTGGCGACGATGGTCGGGTTTACATGATGGGCGGGCAAATGCAGCCCGTTTCCATTCCGGCAGTTGAAACGGCAATCAAGACCTGCAACCCGGAATTCTGCCTGACCTATGATGATGAAGGCCATACCTTCGCTGTCATCACGTTCCGCGACTGCCCCGCATGGGCCTATGACATTGCCACGGGGGAGTGGCACGAGAGGGCGCAGGGGGCCGATCTGGGGCCTTGGGAAGCGTCCTGCAGCGCCGATATGGGCGGGGAATGGTTCATCGGTCGGGACGGCGGGGAAATCCTGCAACTGACCCGGAACAACAGCGACGGCGGCTTGCCCTTGGTTCGGTTGGCGCAGTCGCGGCTGGTCTACATGGATGGGGGCCGGTTCACGATTTCCGAGGTCGAAATCTTCCCGCGTGTCGGGTTTGACGCGGCCACGGTTGAACTGAGCGTTTCGAAGGATGGCGGGATTACCTGGGGCAGCCCAAAGGCCCGGAGTTGGGAAGTCGGGGAGTATTCGCGCCGGGTGATCTGGCGGAACCTTGGCGACTTTCGGCAGGCGGCATTCCGGCTGACCATATCGGACGCGGTTGACGTTCCGGTGTCTTCGCAGGCGAGGTTTTCGGCATGACCGCGCGGTTGCTACTTCCGACACAGGCTGTCACGACCAAGGGCGATCTGCCGTCGCGTGAGTTGGTGGAGATTATCCAGCGGCTTATCCAGGCGGTTGCAGCTGGAGGGGGTGGTTCGGTGTCACTGGACGACCTGTCCGACGTGATCATCACCGCACCGGCGACGAATGAAGTCTTGGCCTATGACGGCGCAAATTGGGTCAACGTCGCGGCAACCGCTGGCGGCAGTCCCGTAATCGGCTGGGTAATCTGACATGATCAACCTTGCCAGCACCAGCGACCTTATCCGGGTCGTGACTTCGGCTGCGGCGCAGATCGAGGTGCACGCATCCTGGGCGGATTTCACCACGGCCACCAGCGCCGTTGGCATCGGGCGGCAGAACACGCCGCATATCACGACCGCGACCACGACGACCATCGTTCCTTCGCCCGGTTCCGGGGTCGTGCGGAACGTCAAGCACCTGAACATCACCAACGACCACGCCTCGCAGTCCTGCGTCATCACGGTGGAGCATACGGACGGCACCACGGTAATCGAACTCATGGCCGTCACCCTTCTGCCGGGTGAAAACATGATCCTGAACGAAGAGGGCAGATGGGCGCACCGGGATGCCAACGGGGCAGAGTATCCGCCCGCTGGCAAGGGGGCCTATGACGGCTATCCCGTGGTGTTCATGAAAACCAGCACCGCCGCTGACGTGGCGGGCTGCTGGTACGGCACATGGAAGGATGCGGGCTTTCCGGGCGCATGGGCACCGGGAACACCGGGCGTTAACGGACGCGTGACGGACGGCACGACTTCGACAGACTTCGGCTGCATGCCGATCAAGACGCCGGGCACGGGGGCGAACTACCTGACCGAGTTGACGATGGGGGCAAGCGTCAACCATTCGCACCTGTTCTTCGATGTGTTGTGGGTTAACTCGGGCCTGACGGTCACCACGACCACGGCGCAGTCAATCACCACGCCGACGCTGCCAGCAAGGGACGTGAACGGCACGACAGACGGCGAAGGCCTGATGATCGGCCTTATGTTCACCGCCGCTGCAACGAACGCTGCGGCTATCTCGAATACGACCGTGACCTACACCAACTCGGCAGGCACGGGCAGCCGCACTGCAACTCTCTCGGCCATTGCCGGGTCGCAAATCCCTGCCACGCCGGTAATCGGCACGATTGTCTGGTTCAACCTGCAGGCCGGTGACAAGGGCGTGCGGTCGATCCAGTCCATCACCTTGGCAACGTCACTCGTCACCGGGTCTATCTCGCTGTTCATCGCCCGCGACCTCGCGAACATCGGCACATCGCTGGTGAACGTCCAATTCACCCGCAAGCTGAGCGATCCGGGTGTGCGGCTCTACAACGGCACCTGCATGTTGCACTGCATTTTGGCTTCGGCCACCACCGCCACGTTCTTCAATGGCGAAGTTGTCATACAGGAGAAATGACATGAAGAAATCCCCGGTTTCTGACCGTTTCGCCAAGGCTGAGAAGCGCGGCTACGACACTGGCAAGCCGTCCAAGGGTCACCAGAACCCGCCCGCCCCCAAGGTGTCAGTCAGACCCACGGGCGGGCTGAAAATGAACGGCGTAAAAGCGAAGATCGAAAAGAAGTTCTGACATGCTGATCGGCGTTGAGGATGCCCGGCCCTACGCCGCGCACCCTTCGAACCATGAATTCGGCTGCACCCACGAAGACCTGACAGACGACTTTCTCTATTTTGCGCATGGCGAGGTCTGCATGGCATTTCATCCGATGCCATGGCCGGGGGTGTGGATGGTTCACGTCATGGCCAAGCCGGAAGCATGGGGCAAGACAAAGCCGATGGTTGCGGCCTGTCTGGCGGAATTCTGGGCGGAAATCAAACCGGATCATTTGATTGCGTGGGTTCCGCCTTATCGGCGGCTGGCGAAGGCCCTGATCCGCCGCATGGGCGGGAAGCTGGAGGGCACCATGGCAAACGGAATTGAAGCTTACGGCTGGAGGCCAGAATGGGCGTAGCAGCAGCAATCGGCAGCACAGTTGTCGGCGCGATCAGCGCAAACAAGGCAGCCAAGGCGCAAACGGCGGCAGCCAACCAAGACATGCAGTTTCAGAAGGAAACCCGCGATATCGTGCGCGGTGATCTTTCGCCATATCGCAACGTAGGCACGAATGCCCTTGCTGCGATGAACTACATGAACGGCTTGGGTGAAGCGCCGATGATCGGCGGCACGCCTTTGGAAATCCAGACTATCGAGGGCCAGATTCAGCCGCAAGCCGGATATCCGGGCGGGGAAGGGCCGGGGGGGCTTATGCGCCTCGGTGAACGGGGCGGAATGCTACCGCAAAGAGCGCCACAGCGCGGGCCGACAACCTATCGTGTCGGTGATCAGACCTTTGCCACGATGGAAGAGGCGCGGGCCTATGCGACGAAAAACGCCACGGGTGGGAAGCGTTACGAATGGACCGCCGATCCGGGCTATCAGTTCCGCCTGAAAGCGGGGAATGACAGCATCAACGCGCTTGCAGGCGCACGGGGCGGGCTATTCTCGGGACGCACCTTGCAAGCCCTGTCGGACTATAACCAAGGCATGGCTTCGCAGGAATTCGGCAACGTCTACAGCCGACTCGGCGGGATGACCGATATGGGCATGTCGGCAGCGCAAATGTCCGGTCAGGCCAGTCAGAACGCGGCGGCGGGTGTGTCGAATGCCCTAGCGGCAAGAGGCAATGCGGCGGCGGCGGGGGCCATTGGGGTCGGGAACGCACTGCAAGGCGGCATCAGCAATGGGCTTTCCCTCTGGCAATACCAGAAGGGCCTGCAACCGGCGGGGATGTAGCAATGGCCGCTCTTGACCCGCAATATGTGATCAGCGGCCTTGTTAAGCGTGGCGTTCCCTTGCATGTGGCGCAAGGCGTAACGGCGCGACTGCACGGCGAAAGCGGCCTTGACCCAGGCATCAATGAAATCAGCCCGACCGTTGCCGGGTCGCGCGGTGGTTATGGCCTTGCCCAATGGACCGGACCCCGCCGTCTTCAACTTGAAGCATTTGCGGCAGAAAAAGGCCGGTCTGTCAGCGACCCGGAATTGCAGCTTGATTTCCTCATGTGGGAAAATGCGAACACCGAAAGCGGCGCATGGGCTAAGGTCATGGCCGCGAAAGACCCGGTTCAAGCCGCACAACTCTTCACAACCGAATGGGAGCGCCCCGGAACCCCTC